ACGATACGGCGTACAGACTCGTCGCCGTTGGCCGCGATGTTGAAGTATTGGTTGACTGTCACGTTACCCGCATTGCCGTCAACCTGTACACCCAGTTTGCCGTTTGCACCGCGCTTTAGAGGCATGATCGCTTCTGGACCCGCCTCGCCCATAACACCGAGGCCTGTGGAGTGACCGAACATGGTTGGCGAGTTGACGACACCGCCGTTGGCGAAGAACTGGAGACCGTTATTCCAAGCACCACCATTTGCCTGTGGACGGGCCACGGGACGAAGTGAAGATGTTGGGGCTGTAGACGTCGGTGCGCCTCCCCCAATACCACTGATGATGCTGCTCAAGAAGTTCCCAATACCTCTCGCCGCTGGCTCCGCAACCTGCTGTTCGTAGATGGCAAGGATGATGTTCCGCAGCATATTGCGGAACGCATCTTCGACAGAGGCCGAGCCATCCACCATCGACATGAAGGCGCTCTTGATGTGACCCTCGACAGTGTCCATCAGTTGCTGACGCTCCTGTTCGGCTTGCATCAGCTTGCGCGTCTCGGCTTCGGTCTTGATGATACCCTCAATGCGCTCCTTTTCGCGCTCTGTAAGCTCACGACCATCTTCTGCCAGTTTGAGAGTGATCTGCGCACGGCGCTCATCCTGCAGCTTCTGCTCTTCACTCAGACCGATAAGAGCGCGTTTGGCGATGGCTTCTTGTTCGAGCTTGTAGAGGTATTCCTCGTCCTTGCGAGCGGCAGCGCCACCACGGTTGGCCGCGCGCTCGGCTTCGCGCTGGGCTTCGACGATGGCGTCCCTTTTGGTCGTAAGTGCCGCCTCTTTATCCAGACGTTGAACCACTCCTTGAAAGATTGCATCAATCCCCGCAACGTCGGCCCCAGGACCGAGGAGCGCCTTATCCCTCTCTTGGCGAGCCTTCTCAAGTTCAGTGGCCCGACGCCTTTCTGCTTGAGCATTCAGCCCCTGCGCATAGGCGTTAATCTCAGCCTCTAGACCCGCAATGCGCACATCAACTGAAGCCCCCATGCCCGCAAGAGATGCCATAGCCGAAGCCGCTGCCCGCAGTTCGGCGGTCAAACCTTTGGCGGCAGCGGCAGCGTTTTCCAATCCCACTTGAGTACGAGCGACCTCTGTAGCCATTCGAACTTGCTCATCTATGGCTTCACGTTCGGCGTCCGTAATTCCATCGGCGGCGGCCTGCTGCAAAAGTTTGCCGCGCAAAATGTCCATATCCAGCGCGATCTGAAGCTCCTGTGTCCGTGTGGTAGCCTCGCCTTCCTCATTATAAGATTGCAGGATCTCCAATTGGCGACGAGCGAGTTCTGTTTCGGCCTCCGAATCGCGGAGAAAGTCGGACTCACCTTTTCGTATGGCGGCTCGTTCAGCCTCGACACGCGCGAGTTCGGCTTCGCGCTTTTCGGCGTTGTCGTAATACAGATTGATTGCGGCGGTGCGAGCCGCCTCTCGTTGGTCTCGTGCGGCGGCTCGTTTTTCTTCTTGGGCCTCTTCGTATTTGGCGTTCTCTTCCAACAAGGCCGCTTGTCTGCTTGCGAGAAGTTCTTGCGTTGCGATCTGCTCATGATACGCATCGACGTGAGCGGAGAATAAACCCTCCTCTTCTCGAAGGAATTGCAGTCTCTGTTTTTCGGCCTCCGCAGCGTCTTTGGCGGCCTCTGCGGACCCGTCCAATCGCGCGGCTGTTGCTGCCGTGGAAAGAAACGCCTTTTCCATCGCCCCCGCCAAGGCGATACCGGCCATTGAAAGTTTGGCCCCGTTATCCGTGGCGTCTTCAATAAACCTATCGAATTCCTCACCAACGCCTTTTAAGTCACCCGCCTGCGCCAAGCGTTGCAGTTCTTCCGTGTACGAAAGAAACTGGCTGCGGGCCATATCGAACCCTAGCGCCTGAAAGGCTTGCTCGTCAGACTGCGCCGCTCCCGCACCCACCATGCCGAAAGTCAGACCAGAAGCCATGCCCTCAAAGAATTTTCGAAACACATTCGCGCTCGCGGCATCCTCTACGCGATCCAGAACACCGATGAGATTATTCAATTGTGCCGCTTGGTCTAGGCCGATCATCGCCTGTGAAATGGACAGCACCTCGTCCGTAAGATCACCAAACTTCTGTGCGAGTTCTGTGTCTTCGAGTCGATCAAGTGTCTCCCCTAGTTTATCCGCCGACTGATCCAGCTTTTGCAGTTTTTTCTCTAGGTTTTCCGACTCGCCCGAGGCTCGCATAATCGCCGCTCCGACCGCCGTAAGAATCGGCACGGCAACTCCGAGCGCCGAGAAGATGGCAATCCCGCGCGTTGTCCGCGCTAGCATTGCGAAGGTGCCGATAAGTTGCGTGGCCTGCTGCCCCAAGGCAACCATCACGTTCGTGCCAGACTGGATCTGAACGATGAAGTCACCGACCTGATAGCCCGCCTGCTGAGTGATTACCCCCACGCGGCTCATCCCGCGCGTTGCAAGCTGGTTGGCTGCGTCCATCGCTCGAAGGGCGTTCCGGTACTGGTTCAACGCCTGTGCGGCCTGTGTGGTCGTGATCGCACCTGCGGCGACTGCCGCGCGGAGCATATCGACCGTCTGTCGCGTCTGCTGCTGACGTGCGATCACCGGATTGATGGACGCGAGAAGCTGGTTGTAAGATTGCGTCAGCCGAGTTTTGGTGGCTGCTGCTGCAGCGTCTGCGGCTGCAGCCTGTTGAGTGGCTTGCGCCGCCCGTATCTCGGCCTGAGCTTTCTGTGTGTTCAATGCACCGTTTGCTTTGAGATAACCATTGGTGGCGGCAAGGGCGCGAGCAATCTCTAATTCACCTTGCTGCATCCTGGCGGCGGAGACTGCTCCTTTTTGGCGCAACTGCTCAAGTTGTTTAAGTTGATTGACAGCATTGTTGACCGCTTGACCTTCTTTGAGAACACTACCCTCAAGGTTTTTTATCGCGTTCATGCGAGCTTGTGCGGCCTGCGCCGCTCTCGCATCGGCTTGAGCTTTCCTCTGCGCCGCTGCCGCAGCCTCCGCGTCAGCCTGAGCCAGTTTCAACGCATCTCGGGCCTGAGCCTGCGTCATCCCAGTAAGCTTTGCCAACTGGGAAACTAACTTCTCTTGGGCAGACGTCAGCGCCCCAACGCCAACAACCTGTCGATTGTAAAGGTCAGTGAGTTTTTTCCACTCCCCCTGAACTGAAGAGATTTTGTTGGCGAGACCAACAACGCTGGTCCCGACCTTTTCACCAGAATTATAGAAGCGATTTAGGGCTTGGGTCGCTTGGTCTTCACCTGTGACCTTCAGATCAATCGTAACGCTGCTAAGAGATGCCATCAGTCGCTTCTTTCGTTCGATACTCTGACCCAGAGCATATCAACCGCTTTGATTATATCAACTTCGTGCGAAGATAACACAATCCGATTGAGATCGCACCATGCCTTGATGCCTTCCCACGACAATGGGTTAGGACCAGACATACCATACGTCCGACCCTTACTCATGTCGATGAAGGCATCCCAAAGATGCTGACAATAGTGCGGGAACTCGGGACCAATGAGTTCTTTCGGAACCTTGCCGATCTGCTTCTGCACCTGCAGGAGATGCTGCCTTTCGCTTAGGCCGTCCTTACCAGCACGATCTAAGCGAAAGTTGTGTTCGGCGTATTCAAGAAGCCTGGTCTTCGCTATTCCAAAAAAGCGATGTCGTCTCCGATGACGGTTTCGACCTGCTTACGCACCCACGGAAACTTGGTGTAGATTTCGCGGGCTCGTTCTGGGGAAAAGGTTTCTTTCTTCTTCCCAACGCTCAGGTTCCAACCCTCAGTACACGCAACCAACAATTCCAACGCTGAGTTGTCCAACTCTTCAGACGTCAGAGAGAGGTTACCACCAGCTTTCTGCGCAGCCGCAAAGCGCTTGTTCTGCTGCTCATGACGCTTGGCCTTGTGCTTCGACGAATAAGGACCGTGCAGCGTGATGAACATCTCGCTGCCGTCTTCTTCGTTGAGAATGACTTCTTGGGTTTTCGGATTGACGATTTTTACATCAAGGGTTTCCTTGACCGTTGCGACTGCTTCAAGACCCATCGGGTGTCTCCTGTGTTGTCGGGGTTAATGTCAGGTGGATGGGCGACAGCCCCGACAACCGCCGCCCATCCTAGTCCCGACGTCGGGATTAGGATGTACGGGTGATCTTCAACTGGGTGCCTTCAACGCTGTCGTATAGAGCGACAAACGGCATCTCAATGATGCGAGACTGCTCGTTGGCAAGCGGGATCGCCGCACCGTTGTACTTCACACGCGGGAAGTAGAAGGTGTACGGGTTCGCGCCAGTCGGATCGTCAACGCTGACCTGGATCTCACTCTCAGTCTCGTTGAGGAACTTGTTGATCAGCGTGGCGTTCTCCGCGTAGACCGAAAGCGTTCCTTCGATGGTCGAGCGACCATACTCAAGCGCGGGAGCAACGTCCGAGCCAACAACGAAAGTCGGCGCAAAAGCGTTCGTTACGCTAAAGCTGATCGACGTCACGAGGTTGATCAGGTCACCAGAACCAACACCACCTTCGTAGATCGCACCGTTGTAGCTGTCGAACGGGCTGTTGATGGTGGAAGCCGAAACAGTCTTTCCAGTGCCGCTAATCGTACCAGTCTTACCGACCATGTCGAAAGATGTCTCGACCATCTGGTTCGGTGCAATGGAGATGTTCAACGTACCGACAGTCATGCCAGTGAAGAGACGGAACTGGGTGATATCCTCAAGACGATCTTCAATCGTCAGATATTTCGGCGTTGTGCCGACAGTTAGGACGTCTGTGCTAAACGTGGACAACAACGCGCTCTCAAGAAAATCGTCGTAGTTCCCCTTGCGAAGGTCCACTTCAATCGAACCAACTGCGTTTTTGTTACCGTGACGGTCAACGCGCGGCATGCGGTCAGACTGAATGTCCTGCCCCTGAAGGCGTTCCTTGGTTACGTCCAAAGAGTGTGTCTTGATCGGCAGGTTGGTAAAGGACGTCGCTACAGTGTCAAAATCCGCTTGGACACCGAAAGCGAGAGAACTGCGCGACCCTTGAGCGAATGTTGGCATCTTAGCGTCTCCAAAGGCTAGGTTTCATTCTCGACATTATCATCTTGCACCCATTGTCGCAAGAACAGCGAATCAATCCGCGTATATGTACCAAGCGATCTCCACCGGAACGCAATAAAACGGTTCGCGTTCGAACTGCGCCCCAAGTTCCGCATATTCAATGGACACGTTTATGCCGCTCCCAGAAATGTCCGTAGAGCCGTCAAACGCCGCCAGAATGGTGTCTGCATAATCGAAGGCTGGTCCGGTGCCGACATCCGTAGGTACGCACACCAGAAGGCGGTACAGACCTTGGTAGCGATGCTGCGGGTTTGGTCCACGCACGGCAGGGCGGCGTGACGTGACAAAGAACTGCACCTCGACATGCTCATCCGGTGCATTCGCGGTGTACTTCACATTCTCGTAGGCTATCGTTGGAAGCCCTGTTGCAGCTGCCAAGGCCGTGTCG